GTCGACCGCAACGTGCACCCCATCGACGCCACCGGGAACGATTTTCTTGGGCACGAGTCACGGTCTCACGAGTCACGGATAGGTAGGCGAGTTCTGTGAGAGCACACCGGGCCACGCCTGATCGGAGTTGGCGGTATCGCTCGCCGACAAGTTCGGATCACAGACGGGTCCGTAGTTGAAGCCTTGACCCACGGTGTATGCGATGGCCGACTGCGGAAGGTAGTAGGCGGGGTCCGTGACCAGTCCGCCACCGATGCCGACTTGCACCGGGCCGGCGCCGAAGATTCGAGCGAAGCGGAGCCATTGCAGACCGAACGTGGTCATGCCCCAGTGGCCGGCGTTCTCTTCCATCACGGAAGCAACGTCCCGGCCATAGCTCACCTTGTCGACCGAACCGGAGTTCAGCACGCCGATCACGGTGCCGGGGATGCCGCGCGGGTTCGACGCTGCTTGCTGTGCCAGTGCAAGGAAGTGGGCTGCGACGAGGAAGCTGCCATGCCACGCCATGCGCCCCCATCGCCGCCAGTTAATCATGATCCGGCCCAAGTCCAGATAGAACTCGACTTGCATGTCCGGATAGCGCAGTGAGTTGGCGAACACAGGGAACGCTTGACGGAACAAGGTGAGCGGCGCACAGCTCAGGACGCACGACACATCGTCGTCGGCGTTGCATTGATCCGAGAGTCCCGCTGTGTAATCGCTCATGTCACACTGGCTCTTCGCTCAGGATGCGGACACCGTTGGCACGCGCATACGTGCTCATGGCGATCGAGCGACGCATGTTCTGTTCGCCCGGTGCATAGGTGTGCAGGATGCCACCCCTGCCCATGAACTTGAAGCCACGCGGCTTGCCTTGCTGATCCTTCGGGCCTTCGGGCACATCGACGTACAGCAAGGGGTCTTCGTCAGGCTCGAGCTTGGCGGTGACGCCGGGCGGGAGTTCGTTCTCCGTCAGTTTCAGGTGTGCGGCGCGACTCGCTGCCTGCGATGCCAGTTGCTGTGCTTCTGCCATGCGGTTGCCACCGGGCATCACGTTGCCGTGTTGGTCGACGCCTAGCGCCGGACGCATTTCCACCGTCCGGGCTTCAACAGGTGCTGCCTGACCGGCTGCTCGTCTTGCTGTCATGTTGGTATCTCCTACGAGGTTTGTTGATGAAACTTCAATTCTGCATCACGGCGAGACGCTGCCGCTTCGTCGAACGTCTTGAAGTAACCGAGTGAGTGTTCCTTCCGGTCAACCGTGATACGCGCATGCCACAAACCGGAAGTCTTGTGCAACCTGACACCCGGACACCCAGATGTGTTCGTTCTACGAACTGTGAGTGATTTCTTCCGACTTGATTCACGGTTCAACGTCTTCCTCTGTTCGGCACTTACCTTGCGCTTCAACGTCAATACAGGCGCAATTTGTGGTGCCGTTGGTGCTCCGCCTTTGACCGAGTACACCGTTCCTAGATACTTCACTTCTGCATCAAGCCTTGCCTTTACCGCGTCTTGGAAGTTTGCGAATCGACCTAGCAAGATGATCTTGTCGTCAACTCTGATTCGGGAGTCCCATCTGTTCCTGCCCCTGCACCACGAAACCCCTTTGACTCCGCTTTTGTTCGTCTTCGGCGGTTCCGAGTTGTGATTGTTTCTACTCCTAGTTACCGGCTTCAGATTCGTCCAACGGTTGTCTGTTTTGATCCGGTTGTCATGGTCTATCTCAAAACCTTTCGGTACCGGTGCTCCGGTCATAAACCAATACGCAAGGATGTTGGCTCTGTGTTGAATGCCGAGCACCCCGATGACGATGTACCCACCACTCATGTGGCCGGCTGTCTCTCCTGCACGGATGACTCGACCCGTGGTGCGGGTATCAACCTTCCATCTAAACAAACCGGTGTCAGGTTCATAGGAAAGAAGGTGACGGAGGAACTCTAGTTTTTCCGATGTAAAAGCACTAAGCATGCTGACTCCTAGTTAGGGAGTCAGCATCCTATTACTTTTTGGCTACGTTGTAAAACATCTGAAACTATATTTCATCCCGATAGCCGATGGTCTCCGGGTAGACGACTTCCATGAACCCCAAACGGCAGTAGTACGTGAACTTGTGGTAGATCGCGTCGTACTGGATCGGGGTCCGTTGGAGCATCGTCATCGGATAGCGCACGCGCCGCTTTTCCTGCGTGTACGCCACCATGCGGTCGTGGCCGTTGATGGTGCCGATGGTGCCGCCCACGCCTGCGCCAATGCACCACTTGACCGGAACGATGGTCAGCTTGCCCATGCCTGATGCCGTGATGACGTTGTTCTTGAGCAGGAATTCCAGAATGGAAATGCTGCCCGCCGTCGACACGACTTGCGCTGCGAGCAGACCGAATTGCACGGGCGGAAGCAGAATCTTGTTCGGCATCACTGCCCAACCCGATGCCGCCCACACGGAATTCAGAAGCTCGTTCACATCCGCCAGAATTTCGGCGGGGGTCTTCGTGCTCCACAGCGTCGAACTGGCCGCACCGACTGCGACGTTGGCAACGTTGGTCACCGCCGCTGCGTTGCACAGCCCGGTGGCGCCCATGGTCGCATCGCCCACGTAGACCATTTCGTCCACGTCCATCTGATGCTTGAGCTTGAGACCTTCCATCTTCTGATCGTCGATGGGACGGCCGAGCTTCGCAGCGGAAGCGAGTTCCAGAAGCGAATACTTGACTTCCAAGCCCCACGGGACCAGAGGTTGCGGGGTCTTGCCCGTGTCAACGCCAACACCGGAGATTTGATCGGTGACCTTGCCGATCCATGCCTTGCCGGTGCGGATGCCGTTGCCGGCGCCGAGGCCACCCTGCGAACCATAGGTAGTCTGCGTGAACGAACTGAACTCGTCGGCCACCGTCACATCTTCACGCAGATCGATGTCCCGCTGCCACGTGACGCTGACCAGCGGCAAGTGGAGTTCCGGATCCAGCCGTTCGAGTTCGCCGACGAGGAATGCGCCGGTCGAATCCGCCGTGCGGCCGTCGTGCGTCGGGAAGGCGAACGGCAAACGCTCGCCGGGTTGGTAGATCGCGCCGGACTCCGACTGGCGCCACGACACGGCATCCATCGTCATGCCCATCATGGCGTGGTCATACGTGCGGTGACGGATGAGTCCGTCGATGGCACGCTTCATTTCGCTGCTTTGTGCTTTCATTGCGTTGGTGTATTTCCGTTCAAGAGTTGAGGGTTCCGGGTAACGCCGGGCCGTGGCCTAGAGCCCTAACTTAAATCTTGGATGCAGTGGTGCGAAGCTCCGTGATGCCGGACGCGTCGGCCGGGCCGTTGAAAAACGCGTTGCTGATGAGCGTCAGGTTCGACCCCGCCGCCGCCTCGAGACCGCCCTGCACATGACTGCCGGTCGATGCCGCCGTGTAGACGTAGACCGCGCCGCCTTTGGTGGGCGTGCCGACGTTGCACTTGACGATGATGAAACCGTCGCTGCAAATGTCTACCGGCTGATTGACTGCCGGAGCGCCGTTGCCGATGGTCGCAGTCATGCCGTAGGCATCGGACTGCTGCACCGGGTACGGACGAACCACGAAGCCGTCGCACGCGAACGTACTGGTGTCGGCCGTGGTGATGCCTCGATAGCTGGACGTGGCCGAATCGATGATGACCGGATCGCCGAAGAGTCGGGGCGGCTGCACGCTCGTGTTCATGGCGCCGGCCACGATGGATGCCGGGTGCGTGCGGTTGACATCGCCCGCGAAGCCGGCACCCATGCGGAAGCCGAACGAAATGTCTTGAGTGTGCCAGCCGGTGACAGTCGACAGTGCCGTGCACAGAGCGTCGACCGCCAAGGTGATGAGTGACTTGTTCACGTTGAAGATTCCTTTGAAGAGTTGCGAATTTGGGTGACTCGCCGGGTGCTTACCCGAGCGGGAATTCCTTCCGGTTCATGGCTTGCAGTTCGGCGATGCTCTGCGGTCCTTTCTTCGCGGCCGGGCGGGCACCGTCGGCGACACGGCTCGATCCGGCCATGCTGGACGAGTTGTTCAGAAGTCGCTTGGCACCGGCCGCTGCGCGGAAGATCGTGGCGACCGCCTTGCAGTCCATGGACATCGTGTCGATGGTCTGACCACCGCTGACGGTGCGCAGAAGCACGGAACCGTCCTGCGTGGTGTTCACGCTGTCCAGCGCGCGGCGACGAATCGCACACATGCGATCCACGGTGGCCTTGCGATCCGCCTTGGCGTCGAAGGTGGGCACCTTGAAGCCGGGCACCAGCACTTCGGCATCGGCCAAGAGTGCGGTGTAGGAAGTAGCGAGTGCGGCGCTGTCGCCGGTGCCGGCAACTTTCTTGCCTTGGTCCTTCTTCGACTTCATGCCGTTCTCTTCTTCGACCTCCTCACCTTCGTCCTCGTCTTCTTCCTCTTCACGTTGACCGCCGTCTCCGGTCTTCGACTTCACCAGCGCAGCGACCGCGCTGGCGATGGTGTTGACCGAGTCTTCGATGCCGCTGATGCGGGCTTCCAAGACTGCATCCAGCGTCTGTGCGTCGCCGGTTGCGACGGTAGTGCCGGCACGATCCAAGTGAACGTGGATGTGGTTGCCTTCGCCTTCGTCTTGCGTTTCATCTTCGTCGCCGATGCCGAGCGCGGTCATGACGGCTGCGCGTTGTGCGTCGGAAACTCGGCGGGTGGTGGTGGGCATTGTCTTTCCTTTCGGGGTTGATGAAATGAGTGCGTGGTCGCCGATATGACATCGCGGGCCACAGCGACCTTTGTCGACCAGCGCAACGTGATTGCCAACGATATGAACTTGCCTTCCTTCGGCGGGTCCGGTTGTCTGATAGTCGGCGTCATACCCCGGTGACACTTCCCGCTTGCCTGCTTCCACATCACGGATTGCTTGCGCATCGGTGATGAGAAGGTCGCCGCGCAGAGTGTCGGCGTCGTCGCCGGTTCCACGCCGGACATTTAGCACAGTGCCGACCGTGACTTGCTTGTAATTGTGGGGCGTGACACCACCGGGCGGATGGTTGTTCGTGACCGACTTGCCACTGAACGACATGATCGTGACCGGATGGAACAGGGTTCGCTCGTCGCGGGACACGTAGGCGATGCCCATGTCGTTCGTCTTGATTGGCGTTTCGCCCCTGCCGTACATCATGGTTCCGGTGCGAGCCAAGCACACGTCTTCGCAGAGCAGGTAGCCTTCCGGCGTGCGATGACGCTTGGGACCAATCTGCTCGACTGTGTGGATGCCGCCGACACCGGCTAGGTCATGGGTGCGAGCGCGTTTGCGTTGCATGGTCAATCCCCATCTGATGAGGTTCGTCTTTCCATCGGCATGAAGCCGGACGGAAAGAACTCTTGTGCTTCCGGATAACGTTTGTAGATGAACCGCTTGAAAGAGTCGAATTCGTCTTGAATTCTCGTGACCTGAGCCTGCAAGGCTAACTCACGCTCCATCAATCGAGCGATTGACTGTGCGTCGCTGGTTCGGGTCTTCCATGCTTCCCTTGCGTCGTCAATTGCTGACTTCCGTTCCTGCTCACTGACAATCAGTCGAGCTTCAAGACGACGAATCAGGTCAACTTCACCGATGTTCTTCCGGGCGTCCAGCATCGTCTTGCTGGCTTTGGCGAACATGCCGAGCGCAACACCGCCGGCGCCTGCCATCACAGCAATCCAAGCGCTGACGGTTGTCGGGGCAACACTGAGTTCCATCATGTGCTCGTGCCGTCCACGATCAAGCCAAGAGTGGCGAGCGTGGTGAGAAGAGAAGCCAACGCAGCACCCGATGCCTTCGATCCGGTGACTGTCGGCTTGGCAATCGGCGTGGCGCCGAAGAATCCAACGTCCGGGCCGGCCGTGACTTGCACTCCGACGTTCGCCCCGACTGCGAGTTCCGAAGGAGGCGTAGTCGAGTTGTTGAATCCCTGCGCTGCAAGGTACGAATTGAGCACACCGCTCTGAATGAGAGCGATCAATGCTGACTGACTGGGGTCGCGCACTGTCATGATGTTTCCTTAAAAGTCAGGCAGTACTGGAGAACTCCAGCATCTGCAGTTCCAAATGCACCCCGCGTGGTATGCACCCCCGCCATCATCAAATGTGGGGGGCTCATCCCATCGAACATACTTGCCGGCCATGGCTTGATGCTCAGGACGAACATCCGCATCTTGACTCGTCTGCCACAGATAGCCTTCGCTCCCCAGTGCCATCGCTCGAGCTTTGGTGAGTTCTTCGGCCGCGCGGCTGACTTCGGTTCGAGCGATGAGTTTCGCTCGCCACTTCGGGATGTTGTTCGTCTTGAGTATTTCCGCTGCGATGTCCGTAGCTCGTGTTCCCTTGGGCAACTGGTTGCGCACAACCTCATGGACACGCATAGAAGCCTCAAGGGGCAACGATTTGATGAGAGTGACCTGTCGGTCTAGGGACTCATTGAAAATCGCGCCAACGGGCGTTTCTTCGATGATGTGACGCAGTCCCTTGCCAATTTCCCGGCTCTGTTCTTCCCAAGCCTTGATGTTGCGCTTGTTGATGTCCGAAAGCGTCGCTCGCGCTGTCGCTTTCGCCCATGGCTCGATTATGTTGCCGTAGGCGTTCAACGAGTTGGCAATGGCGAGCGCGTGACTCACTGTCGGGTCATCCTTGATCGAGTCGATGATGTGCTGGATGTTCTTGGCGATGCCTAGCAACTTGCTAATGAAGCGCCGTTCCGCGTTTCGCACCTTGAGCCATCGGCTTTGCTTGCGCTTGAGGCTTGGCACTCTTTCTCTCCATCTTCGGTTGTGGCAACGTGCTGCCATGCATGTCTGATTCCGGGTCCGAACCTTCGGGTGGCGCGGGCAGTCCAGTCTCCGGATCGACTGGCATCTGTTCCATCGGGTCTTGTGGTGTGTCGTCCGCTGCTTCGATGAGTTCGTCGGTGATGTTGGTGAACATGCCCGTGACTCGTGACTGCTGCTTGAGTTCTTGCAGCGCGACTTGATCGCTGATGAGCCCGGCTTCGTGAACCTGCACGATGGTCTGGGCGTTCTGTGTTGCCACCGATGCCTTGTCCACTTCGGTCAGTTGACCCAACGGATTGAATTCAACCTCGAGTTCGTCCTGATCGTCGAAGGCCACGCCTTCGGACTGAGCCAGCAACGTGAACATGGTGGTCACGCCAACCTGCAATTCGGCTTCCTGCTTGCGATGGATCGACTCGTGATAGTTGCGCACATCGTTGTCGCCGTCGCTGAATCCCTTGGGGGACTGGCCGAAGAGACGAGTCAGCGGGATCTGCAACGCTCCCGACAACTGTTCGGCTAACACGCCGCTGGCTTCGGCCAGACCTGAGAAGGCTTGTGTGGTCTGCGCCTCAAAGGTGTCTTCGCCGTCGATCATCGTCATGCCTTCGATGCTTTGGAACGTGCGCATCAGGTTGACGTATTTCACAAGGCCATCCAGAGCTTCGTTGCCCATGGCGACCACTTCACGCATGCCCTTGATCGAAAGGGTGCGCAGATAGGCTTTGTAGACCAGTTGTGCGATGCCGGTCGACGCACCGTCGAAGCCGACCATCCGGTCATACAGACGTTCGATGACGCTAATGCCCCACAACTGTTCCGTCAGTTGCTGCTGATACGGCACCTTCACGCCGACCAGTCGGAACGCGAGTCGGCTGTAGTGGATCGTCTTGCCACGGAGCGCGGGCGCGTTGGCCTGCACGGTGTAGAACTTGGGCAAGCCAAGATTCGGTCCCATTTCGGTCACTAGGTCTTGCAGCGAAGGCTCGACCATCCAGCGGTCCAGCACGAGCAATCCCTTGAACCTGCCTTTGCCCACGGACTCGAGCTTGAGCGGCGTGGAGAAGTCCTGACCGTCGATGAGCATGACTGCGATGGCGCCACCGTACAGACGCGCCCACTTGATCGTCTCGTTGATCTTCTCCCACAGTTGCAGGTTGGTCGCTGCCTTGTGCAGCTTTTTCATGTCTTCCGGCTGAATCTCGTTCTTGAACTCGACTCCTGCCTTCGTCATGTCGTCGGCGATGATGTCGATGGCGACACCAGCGATCCAACTGCCACGGTGCATCCATTCCAGTTGCGTGCGTAGACGAGTGATCGGATTGAACCCGTAGCTGGCCGTGGTCAGCGGGTTGTCCGCGCCAACACCTAGTTTCTGTGCATAGTTGTTGAACGAGTCGAGTGTGGCAACCTTCGTAGCTGTGCCGTCGACCAGTGGCACCGTGCGCTTGGCCGATGCGATTGGCGCTCGAGCTTCGGCGTCCGCCTTGATGGCGTCACGCACTGCTTGCCTGATGCTGACTTTGGGCATTGGGTTACTTCACGAACTGACGCAGCGTGTCCATGTGAATGCGGGTCTTGTGCTTGGCGTTCCATGCGGCCCACGAGTCACCGACGAACGCATCCAGCACAACTATGGCATCAGCACTCGCCGCCTTAATGTTCCCGGCATTGGGAAAACGTTTTGCCTTTGGATTGTTATAGCTTGCGTTTGGATGGTCTTTCGGCAAGTAAGCATGCTCATTCGCAATGCCAGCATGAAACTTCGCAATCCGATCATGCATCGCAATCTCGTTATGCCGGCCGCTGCTATGCGCAGCAATAGCTTCCTGATGCTCGTCCGCTGCCGTGTTGTGATGATGTGCCGCCGTCTCGTGGTGCTGATGAGCTTGTGACCCCACTGGGTAGTGCTTGGCATTGCTGGAGTGAAGTGTTGCCATGTAGCGATGTGCCACAGACTTTTCATGCGCATGCTCCGCATTCCACTTCGACCAGTCATCGCCGACGAACTGACGCAGGGTGTCCATCGTGTCGCCGGGCTCGCCGGACACTTCCTGATCCATGTCATCGTCCATCGAAGACTGCGAGTTCACGAACTTGCCGATCTTCAACATTGGTGACGACTTGTATTCGGGCAGGTTTGTCGCCGGGTCCACGGTGTCGTCTCCGTCCAATGCACTCTGCGCGTTGGTGAATTTCTTGACCGTGGTCAGATCGTT